TCTGTATTCATTTATTTTATTTTGTATTTCTTTTAAATCCGTGTAATAATCCTCAATTTGAGGAATCACATAATTCCTTCGGGTGATCTCATCAATCCCATCAATCAGCATTTCTTTGGCGTTTGGGTTTTCCAAACGATTCTTCCTAAGCCTGTCATTGATTTCCTTGCGGTTTTGTTCGACTTCTTCCAAATACGCTTTCAATTCATCATCCGTTCTCTTGTAAGGAATGTCGTGCTTTACCAAAGTAATATCACTCAATTCACCATCAATGAATTTAACATCCCATTCAATCCATCCACAGATAAATCTATGAGCATCAGGAGTGCCATACTGCATACCCTTATCTTCAGGATGACGATAAGATTCGTAAATACCAACCGTTCCGGTGAAGTCATATGGCTCCCACCATTCTTTTTCAACTACGAATTCCATACCAAAGAACGGAATGTTGGGATTTTCAAAATGATGTCCTGTTTGTCTGAGGATTTCCAACTTCTTTTCAGAATTTACCCTGAAATTCAGCATCAGATTTTCATCCAAATCCTTGGTTTGGAACACCAAAGTCTTCCGATCAATCTCTGAAGGAAGATCGGGTAGAGTGATGCTCTCGTCTATTGTGAGGTTGTTAAACATTCCCATAATTTTATTATATTCTAGTTTTTAAGCGATGATAAGATGTATTCCATCTCAAAATCCCCACTCTTCGTGATGATGCAACCAACTCCCAGCTTGGAATTGATCTTGAACACATTTCCGTTCTTGGATACCTTGGAAAGCAATTTGAGATTATCAATCTTCAGAATGAATGATTCCAATTCAAAATCCACTTCATCCCCCACGATGCTCAGAGTGTCACTGTTGGGAACCGTCTCATCGCCCAGCTTCCACACCAGAGAATCATTCTCAGTGAAGAGGTAAAGCTTATTGGTGTTTGTGATGGATGATTTCTGAAGAACATTGGAAAGGAATTCAAAATCCAAATCAAATTGGAGATTGTATTCAAAATTACGAATCTTTTCCAGAGACAGCTTCGGTTTGGTGATCACTCCATCTTCGTGGAGATGATACTTGAACTTCAGGGACTTGTCCTTGTATTCCAGATGATTGTTATTCAGCTTGAGCTTGATATCATCGGAAGAAATCATATCCAAAGCTTTGGAAAGCTTCTTCAAGGATGGTAGATTGAGATTCTGATCCTCATAATCACCTGCAAGGTAAGCATGGGCATACATGGAATTATCCTCGCTGGAGGCAATCCCATGAATACCATCTTCCCTCAGTTCCAGAACACAGGTGTCATGGATTGTGCCGAGGCTTTGTAGCAAGAACTGGAACTCTTTCTTTTTCAGGCTTAATTGCATATTGCTTTTCTATCAGACTATTTTGCTTTGTCAACTTTAAAGAAATCTCTTTCAGTAAATTGATGATGATATCTGCCTTGGATGGTTCCAAATTCAGTTCCAATTGCCCGTCATCCACTTTTTGGGGCATGGGAGCATATTGGGGAACTTGTGGAATGGGTTGAGGGGGATAATATGGCAGTGGAATATTGGTTGCCGCAACATCACCATAATGATGTGTTGGAACGGATTGTTGGGGTGGTTGAATGCGCTCTCGCTTCTGTTGCTCTTGATATTCTGCGATACCTCTCTTGAGAGTGTTGGTATTGGTAGCCAACTGTGCAGGATTATTGATCATCAACGAATCAATGGCAGCACTCTCCCCAAGTAGAGCAGCCATCGTTTTATATTCTTCTGGTATGTTCGGATTCATATATTTAAAAAGGAAACCCTCCCCACCGACTTGATGGGGAGGGAATCGGGTTAATCGTCTAGTCCTGCAAGAAGTTCGTCAATATCGTCGTCCTCCTGCTTCTCAACTTTCTTTGGTTTTGCCGCTGGTTTCTTTTCCTCATGTTTCATGGGAATTTCATCCTTGTCCTCGTCTTCAACCGCTTCTTTCTTGGCTTGTTTCAGAGTCTTGCGCTCTTCCTTTTCTTCGCCAACGAAGAAGTGTTCGTTAAGGACTTCCTGAAGCTCATCATAGGTCTTCACGGAATACACAGCTTCCAGATCATGGATTTCCGAACAAATCTTTTCAATCTCTTCCTCATCCAGAACAGTCTTAGATTTGGTTGTGATAAAGGAAGATTCAAAGGTTGTGTAGTCCCCTTTCTTCTCTGCCACGATCTTGAAATCATGTCCCTTGGTAGGGTCGAAGATGTCCCAACCAAGTTCATCGGAACGCTCCCCTTCGGTTGCATCATCAATGATCTTCTTGAGTTGTGGTCCCATGCGAAGAATCTTCACCGTGCCATTGTTCTCTGGCTTTGCGGGATCGTTGATCACATAGACATTCACAAGCCATTGCTCCTTTTGGGAGATGTCCGCACTGTATTCCCTGTTCTCAGCCTTTGGATTTGCTTCTTTCCAGCTTTTGAAAAGTTTCCAACGAAGCTCCGCAATTGGATCACGATCTCCCATGGTTTGAAGTCCAAGGAAGCTTGTGTATTTACCACTCGCCTTGCTGGTGAATCCATGCACCCAATGATGAAACAGACTCTTCTCAGGGTCTTCCACGTTGGGAATCAACCTAAGCGTGTAGGTGTGTCCTGCTGGGAAGCTCATGATATTGGAGAATTGACCCCCCGATGAATCGTTGTTCTTGTTTAATGCCGCTTTGATCGAATCGAACATAGCTGCGCCGAATTTTGTTTTTTGTTTTGTTGCCATTGTTTTATTTTATTTGTTCTTTTATTTTTGTTATTGCTTTGTGAGAGAATTCCTTCATTTTCTTGCTCAGATGAAATTTGTTTTTCGTCTTTTGAAAAGTGATCCAAAAATCTGAGAATATGAAATCCAGAATCCGATTCTCCACCTCGATTTTTGAGACACCCAAAGAATGCAAAGCATACATATTAATGTGATGGTTCTTTAGATGGTCAATCATGTTTGGTAGTGACTCTTCTGTATATAAGGGATATTGTTCCAAAGTCAACCCTTTTTCTTTACAAAAGTTCTTAATAAATTTGAGACTATCAACCAATCTCTTGAGAGAACTTTCAGAATCAGGATCATCCATCTCAATCTTCTTCATATACTGTGAATATGCCTTTTTAGCTTTGGAAGTCAAGAAGAATTCCAGATCAAAATAATCATCATCCTCGAAAATCCTATAAGGAGCAGAGAAGTAATCATCAATTTTAATATTATTATAACTGTTGAAGAACCTTTCCAGAGAAGCAAGGTGATCCAATTTGGATTGATCCATATCGGAGAAGTCCTTACGAATCCGAAATGGTTTGTCGCGCATCTTACGAGAAATCGCCAGATGGGAGTTATATATTCTTTTTTGGAAATCAGTCATACCATTTATTGGTTTTAACGTCGAATGATTTCAACTTTCTCCGTATTCTCCAAGTCTTCATCGATTTGGATTCTTTTTTAGGTTTTGATAAAAATTCTTTCAAATCTTTCTGGAGAACGAACTTATCATAAAATTCATCCCACGTTTTCTTAGAAGCATTTTTCCTTGGTATTCTAGCGGTGGCGGAAATCATAACCTTCTCCCCAACACAGCCTTCTTCATGTGGTGTTCTCCAACCAAAACATTTACATGTTGGGCAATAATAATTGCGATGGGAATGTTGTGAACCGGAATCTCCTAAATTAAGTTTCATATCAATCCATAATTGCCACAAATGCTGCATGAATGGTTACAGCCCCATCGTCATCCCTACCTTGATAAGTCACTGCTCCAATATGTCGTAAAAAAACATCACGGGCTAAAAGTCTATTAATTTGATCCTCATAACTTTTCCCAAGTTGCCACGAATCAAAATGAGGTAGAGATTCAATGTAATCATACACTTCTCTCACTCCTCCACTAATTAAATCGTATTTTTGTATCATCGTCTGTTCTTCTCTTGATTCTCTCTGATCTTCCTAGCTCTTTCCAATGCCCTCTCAGCAGCCCGTTCGTATTGTTCAGCAGTGGGGAATCCCGCGATCATACCAATACCCACATCTTCATATTCTGTTAATTCGCGGATGATTTTTCCATCAGACCTAACCATTCTCAGATGTGGTCGTGGTAAATCGTGTTTTCTCCCATCCATATAACCGTCACAATACGATTTGATTTGATATTTGATGAAAGAGTTCCATTTGTTTAGACATGGACTTTGGATGCTATAGGTGTATTTCATTGTTCCAAGAGTTCTGGATTTTCAAATATATTACCACACACCACCCAATATGTCCAGTCGCATAAATTTACAAAATTATCATGCAGTGGAGATGGCGATCCATGTAAATTATTGACATTGTTATGGACGAAACAACATTCTTTATCATTCCAACCAACCACAATTTTACAAAAAGACCCATTACCCACCCTCTCAAGGATATCCCCATCATAAATCTCTTTGTTGTTTTTGTCTATCAATCCAGTGAATTGTTGAAGAACGTAATCATCGGAACAATCAACATCTCCACAATGTTTAAAATCTCCACGCAACTTGCCGTTCAATTGTAAATAGAATTTTTCAGCATATTCTCCATTCATTATCGGAGTCGAAGATGGGTAAAACATCTCTTTATATAGAATATTCCAAATCCTGAATTTTATATCTCTCATTTCTTTTTAACTTTTTTCTGCTCGGAACGAACATACTTGGTGACAAATTTACTCTTCGAAATTGTGCTGTCTTGATCCAAAAACACCTTAACAAGCTCCTGATCAGAGTCAAGGGACAATATCGTTTTCAGGATCGTTTTCAGCTTCTCCTCTTGGAGAGTTGTCACGAAAACGTTCTGGATGGATAATTTCTTACCTTTGATGTTATTTACGAAAGTGCAATAACAGAGAAATAAGTGGTTCTGTTCATTTTCTATTATATTTGAGGAGGGGTCGTATATCATAATTAAATTGCGTGGGGTTGTTCGATAGATGAATCAAATAGGCGTTTCATATATATACTATAATCTATTTTTCACCGAAGTCAAATTAAATTACGATATTTCATAAAATATTAAGAAAAAGACTAAATAATAACATAGAAGAGGAAATTACATACCAAGCTTTCAAATTCAGAATCTATCCGTTAGATTCTCAGAAGGAATTACTAGCAAAGCATTTTGGATGCTCTCGATTTATTTATAATTATTTTCTAAAAGAGAAACAAGATCATTATTTGAATAATGGCAAAACTTTAAATTATAATTATTGTTGTTCTGGTGTTAAAAAATTAAAAGACTCTGATGAATATTCATGGCTCAAAAAAGTCAATTCACAAACACTACAACAATCTTTAAAAAATCTTGAGACTGCGTATGGCAATTTTTTCCGTAAGAAATCTAAATTTCCAAAATTTAAAAAGAAATCAAACCAACAATCATTTGGGGTTTGCCAAGGAGTTAAAATAAAAAATAATA